TTACCCTCTATTGTCAAAAGGGTTCAATTCAACAGCAGCCTCTAAATGACCTGGAGCAAAATGCGCATAACGCATAGTCATTTTTATATCGCTATGCCCCAGTATTTTTTGCAACACAAGAATATTTCCGCCCCGCATCATAAAATGACTGGCAAACGTGTGACGTAGCACATGAGTTAATTGCCCATCAGGAAGCTCGATCTTCGCTCTCTTAATTGCAGCGTCAAAAGCCTCATAACATGGTGAAAATAGCGCTCCTCGTTTTTTAGGAAGCATAGCCTGCAATTGAGGTGAAATCGGTACAGTGCGGTTCTTCTTTCCTTTAGTTTTAACAAATGTGATTCGACCGGGCAGTACTTGAGATTGCTTTAATCCTTCTGCTTCACTCCACCGAGCACCCGTCGCAAGCCCAATACGGACAACAACCCCCAAATCTTTATTCCGTGACTCATCACACGCAATCAGAAGGCGTTCAATCTCATCTACATACAGAAACGCCAGTTCCTTTTCTTCCTCACGAAACTTGCGAATACCAGTCAGGGGGTTTTCACCAGACCACTCCCCAAGGCGCTTCAGTTCGGCAAAAACAGCATGTAGATATGACTGCTCGCGATTAACGGTTGCTTCACTAAGTTTTTTCTTCCCCTTGGGATTCCATTCTCCTGATAGCCTTCTTTCCCGATAAGTAGCAAACATATTTTTGTCAAACTGAGAAGCAAATGGATCTCCCAGCCTGGAACAAATCGCCTCAAGTTTGACTTTGCGCTCTGCACCAGAGGACAAGGTTTTACCGTACATCTCAAACCAACGAGCAATCAACTCAGAAAGACGAGGACCAGAACCATCTTGAAACTCGTCTCCAACTCTACTATTCATTAAACGGCGCTCATAAGAGAGCGCCTCACTTTTTGTCGCAAACTGTTTACGAATGCGTTTTCCCGATGCCCCGTAGGGATAACATTCGCAAAGCCATTTACCTGATGGAATCTTACGAACCGACATTTTAGTTACTTATCACATAAATCAAATGCAGCCTTAGTGACATCCCCCAGACTCTTTTTTAACCCTGGGGCGGCATCATTATCTAGCCAAAATGGATTATTGTTATCTAACGGTAACGCACCAAATGTTTTACCTTTTATTCGAGCCAAACCTGTAAGTGCATATAACTTATTATCGTCAAAATTCATCACATAAGGATTACCATCAAGACACTGTAATTGAACCTCATCAGTATTAAATGGCCATACCCCATTGAAACTCTCACGTTCAATAGTTTTAAAAGGCATTGCGACGGCGGAAAAAGAAAACATAGATAAAAAAGTAACTAATAGTTGAACCTTTTTTACTTTCATATCATTACCTCAATTTAGCTCAAGTAAGATTACAAATTAAAAAACGCCCTAGAAATGACACCGCCTACCAAAACCCCTACGCAGATAAAGAATATTATTTCTTTTGGATAAAGTCGGATTAATTCTGAAGCACGAAGTCGGACTTCTGGTAAGGTCGAACTCTCTGTGTGGCTTGATGCCGATTGTTGCTCTAACCACGACAATGCAGACTGTAACTGAGAACGAGTAAGATCGTTTAAACGTCCTGTACCGAAATTGATATGGCAATACCGCAGAAGTTTTTGTCGAAGTCCACAGTCTTCACTGTTACGTAGTAATAAACTTACAAGAGCCTTACAGGCATCATGATCTTTACATCGCTCAAGCATTGCATGCAGAAAACTCTCCGCTGTTTTATATTGATTTACTGTCATATCATCAATACCAGCTACACCAATCTCCGCATGTACTTTTTGCCAAATAATAAACGCTTCAGTATTGCTAGCTTCTGCAATAGCAGCAACCAAGCTATTTAGCTCCTTACGCTGAGCCTTAAGCAAAGGGCGATCGTCATCATCATTATTCGAAGGGATTGCGATATTGACGGTCTGAGAACCATCATATCGCTCTATCTGAATATTCTTTTCGTGAAAATCACGCCCAGCAACGCGATTGTTTGAACCGTTTGAGTTGACGGCCATGTCACCTCCCTACTATCACCTACCCTTAGTTTCGTTATAGTCACGACCAGCGATACGGTTATTACCACCAGAAATATTTAACTCACGTCCTGATGGCTGAGTTTCCTTTTCACTGATCGCACCTTTTAAAGCCCCAATCACCGCATTTTTCACATCTAACGAAGCTGCTCGAAAGCGAGTAATCAACTCCTGCTCATCATCGTTATAAGTTTCAGGTGAGTGAATTCCCAACACAACATACTGAACATCAAGGCCAAAACGAGACAGCGCTGCCAAATACGCAGCATCAGGAAAGCTATCTCCTTTCTCATATCTAAGCTGAGTTAGCTTTTTGACTCCACCAATGTCGCTCATGGCAACTTGACTAAGTCCCAATCTTTCCCTTTCCTCACGCAACCGCTGACCAATATCATTTTTCATACAAAAACCTTGACAGGTATCTTTTTTGATACCAAAATGATTTCACGAGCTATTAGATGATCACAATATACCACTATGAAACAAGTTCTTCACGATACCAGATCACGCATTCCGCGTAACACCGCCACAGGTCCAAGACTGGCACTTCGGCTGTCCCTCGAGGAGCGAGCCGTCATTGATGAAATGGCAGCTAAAGAACAACGCTCATCCTCTAACATGGCGCGCATGATCTTCCTTCGCGGCCTAGAGCTAACCCAGAAAGAACAAAACAAATCTTCCTGATCAGGAGGCTAGTGGGATGTCAGGTATAACCATCAATATCAATGTGAATGCCCCCTATGTATCCCTGCAGAAATATGCAGAGATAACAGGTATCCCTCTTAATACATGCAAAAAGATGTTGGCTGACGGTCGAATTATTATCCGACCCAAACGCGCCAAAATGGAAAAGCCTGAAGTAAACCTTGTGGCGATGTTAAAAGACGCTTTGGCTAACAGCTAAAACAATGAACAGAGCACCATCATGAAAAAAAACGCTAATAATCCATACTCCAAATTTCGTAATGGCGTAGAACGCCATGTACACCACGTCGCTACCAGTGCATCACGTAGTAACAGTCGCTATAACCTGAACGAGACGCACGCAACACCGGATGGCCACGCTGTAAAACAAATCGGCGAGCATGCCTGGCTGATTGAGAAAGCTGGAATCGTGGTCCACAAATGCCCACGCAATCCGTTTACCGGAAACCGCATTTTTGCATTGAACTGCGGCGACAATCACTTCGGGCAGGATTTCACATTATACGAAGCACTTCGCACGGTTGATCGTCTGCTTCGCGGGCAAAGTTTTATTAAACAGGCTGATTTATAACAGGTGCTTTATGACCAAAGAGCATGCACAAGGTGTATTTATCCGTTTTATTGATTTTCGCGGTGAACTGTTATTACGCGCATCAGCCATTGACGTAGTTGTTCCATCCGAAAAAAACGCAGCTACTTACGTTTATCTGAACGGTACGCGCCTGACTGTGGAGCTTCCGTACCAGACCGTACGAGAAATCATTAGCGAAGCTGAAAAGGCACGTCAGGTTAATGGCGATGAACCCTATATCGAAATTATTTGTATGGATTCAGAAGCTGAAATTCAGAAAGCAGATTAAAGGGCGTTGTGATGGGCAAAGAATATAAAACTCTCATTAACAAAGCACTTGAGCGTTTTTATTTTCGCTTAAGTGCATCAGGCGCTCATGCTGAACGTGCGGCCCGTGACTCATTGACCAGAGCAATCCGAAGTCTGTATGACGTGGCTTTTTACGCTGATGATCTGGATGCACTTAACGAACTTTCCGAGCTGATCTATGCCGCAGAATGCGGGGAACATATTGAACCGTATAAGCTGGGAAATATCGCATGAGTATATTTATCTCATGGCTTGTTCTGATTATTTCGGTGGTCTGCGCCATTGGGATTATGCGAATTATTAATTCAGTAAAAAAGATTGAACGCTTTTTCACTGAAGAATAACCGCGCAAATAAGACCCCAGGTTAAATAAGAAAATGTGAAAACAATCCGCATTCGCGGAGGTATTCGCACACGCCAAGGAGGCGTAATGGCAATTAAGCATTTTCCCGTCGTTCGTTTCACCTCCAAAGGACGTGAATACGAAGTTGACGAACGCCTGATTACCACAATCGACAAACACCGTTCAGAAAAGGATGCATATCACATCTATCTCACTGACGGCACTTACTTTTGCGCCACCAACGTGGTGCAGGTAAATCTTATCAGACAGGTACAGGAGTCACGCAGATGACCATTCTGGACTACATCGCTGCCAATCCGGGTTGTAGCGGTGGAGAAATCGCCGCAGCACTGAATACACCAACCACAACCATTAATGCGGAGCTACGCCGTCTCTGGCGCAGCGGTTCAGTCATAAGAAAAGAGCGCAAAACAGGCGGTCGCTTTTCTTATCAGGTAAACCCGATGCCGTTTGGGTGTAGCAACCCACTAACCCAGATGTTCAACCAGCTACTGAGGGAAATCAGAGCATGAGCACCTCCAACTGCCGGAAACCACGTCGGGCTTCAGCAGCTCATCCGGCAGCAAAACAAACTCCATTAATTCCTGTTCCGGGTCTTTCCTGCACCTTGTGGCGGGAGGCCTTCGCACATCTGTAACAAGAGGATTGCCGCAATGATTCTCGCCAACGACTTTCTTGAATACCTGCTCAACACAGAGCGTGATCTTGCCGTTCGCGTGCGTGAACGTTATGACATGTACCTGAAATCCCTGCCTGTACCGCAGCTCGCTGACGGAAAGATTGTTATTGATGGTCGCTACATGATTGACAGCCACGAGGGAAATTACAGGCTTTACCGCATTGAAGGTGGCACCCCGTCCGTTATTGGCATTTACCAGCGCCCATCCTCTGCAATCGTCAATGTGATTGCCGACAGCATCCGCATCACACATCGCCATGCCGACACAGAAGACACCGTGCTGGAAATTCAGCGGCTGGCTACAGTCTGCCGCGACACCCTGAATGGCATGACGAAGTAAATCACTATGACGGCAGAGTACATCAGGGACTGGCAACAACCGCGCCACGCAGTGGGGCGTGAAGGAACGGGGATCCCCGCTCCTGAATCCGCGCTTTCCTCCTGGCTGGATGCCTACCGGGCAGAGAACGAGCGCCGCCAGGAAATGGCTGATGCGGCGTTCTCCGCCACGCCGCTGGGCAACCTGATTAATAAAAGCCTGGACGCACAGGAAAAACAGGACAAAACAATCACACTGGCAGGAGACGCCAGAAAACAGGCACGCGGCGCGGTAGATGAGGCCATGGCCTCACTGCGCCTGCTGCCGTCCTATCTGCGCGATCCGCTTATTCGCCACCTCTCCTTCCTGCGCAAAAAACAGGAAGCCGATCGTCAGAAAGGAAAAAACGCCAGGCAGGCAGAACGCTATGCGCGTGGGACCCTGCGCAAAATATTCGAACGTCTGGAGCGCACCGATCACCGCTGGCTGACATCGGGTTATCGCTCCCTTGCCGGACGTGAACGCCTGGACGATTTGCTTTACCTGCCGCAACTCAACAAACACCAGATACAGACGCTGGCCACCATGACGGCGGCGATGTTCAGCAGCACCTTCGAAAAACTCTGCGATGGTTTTGGCGCGACTGATGGCGAGCTGACCATGGATGTAACGCTGAAGGCGTATCAGATGCTGGCCCGCATGGCGTTACACTTACACGCCATGCCTCCGCATTATGACGCACTGACAACAGACAAAGACCGGAGGCACGAACCGGACACAGAACTGCTGCCGGGCGCAATCCTTCGCCTGACCTGTGCGGAATGGTGGAAACGCAAACTGTGGCTGTTACGTTGCGAGTGGAGAGAAGAACAACTCCGCGCCGCCTGTCTGGTTTCCAGAAAAACATCGCCCTATCTGAGCCAGGACGCGTTAAGCGAGTTTCGCGCACAGCGCGAGAAAACACGCGATTTCCTGAAAAGTTTCATGCTGGAAAATGAAGACGGGTTCACGATTGATCTCGAGACGGTGTATTACGCGGGAGTAAGTAACCCGGTTCACCGTAAGGCAGAAATGATGGCCACCATGAAGGGGCTGGAACTTCTGGCCGAAGCCCGTGGCGACAAAGCGGTGTTTCTGACTGTCACCTGCCCGTCAAAATACCACGCCACAACGGAGAACGGTCATCCGAATCCCAAATGGAACGGGGCCACAATGCGCGACTCCAGCGATTACCTGGTTAACACGTTTTTTGCGGCGGTCCGCAAAAAACTGAACCGCGACGACCTGCGCTGGTATGGCATCCGCACGGTGGAGCCTCATCATGACGGCACCGTGCACTGGCATATGATGGTCTTTGCACATCCGGAAGAAATCGACACCATTGTGTCCCATACCCGCGATATTGCCATTCAGGAAGACCGCCACGAGCTGGGCAATGATATTACTCCGCGCTTTAAGGTGGAGTATGTCGACGGCTCAAAAGGCACGCCAACCAGCTACATCGCCACCTACATCGGAAAGAACCTGGACAGCCGCGCCGTGGATGGCATCGACCCGAAAACGGACAAGCCACGCGTGGACCACGAAACCGGAAAATCAATGGCCGAGAGCGTGGAACGCGCCATCGGCTGGGCGCGTCTTCACCGCGTCCGCCAGTTCCAGTTCTTTGGTATCCCCCCCCGTCAGGTATGGCGTGAACTCCGCCGCCTTGCCAGTCAGATGGCCCGCAACCCGGAAGGTCCACAACGTCTGGAAAATGACGCAATGGATGCGGTACTCGCTGCCGCTGATGCCGGGTGTTTTGCCACCTACATTGAGAAACAGGGTGGCGTACTTGTTCCACGCAAAGACTACCTGATTCGCACCGCCTACGACCTCGCAGAAGAGCTGAACGATTACGGCGAGCAAAGCGTACAGATTTACGGGATCTGGTCGCCACAAATCGGGGAATCTTCCCGCGTGTGCACGCACCCGGATAACTGGAAGCTGGTAAGACGTAAACCGGAAGCGGAAGACAGCGCCCGCGAAAATGGTTTTGACCTTCAGGGCGGCCCTGCCGCCCCTTGGACTCGTGGCAATAACTGTCCCCGTGTACAGGAAACGGACAACAACGGGACAGAACAGCCGGAAGAACGGCCAGCACCGTGGCCGCAGCTCCCTGACGGCGTTGAAGTGAACGAATGGATGCGCTCACTGATACGGCACGAACGCCGGGCGCTGATGCGTTCGCTTCGTGACAAACAGGCAAAAAACAGCAGTGATGAAGCGCAGAGCTGGACACAGAGCCGCAAACAGCAGCGGCCTTTGCCTGATAACCACGAATTACTCGCTAAAGAATGGCGGGAGTCTGCTGAATCTCTCGGCCTGCATATCGGTGAACAACAGATGCAGCACCTGTTACGGGGCGGCAGTCTGTACGTTGACGGCAGCATCATTGCACCGCAGGGATTTGAAATTGTACGCAAACCGGATACCCGCCTGGACAGCCGAATCACGCAGCTCTGGCAGCGCCTGAGCCGTAATCATGGCGTAAGCAGCACGGAGATCCGCCATAACCCGGTCGCCAGCTATCTGGCACAGCTGGGGGCATCAGACCCTGAAGCCGCCGCACGCCTGGCATCGCCCCCATCAGTTGCGGCGGAACGCGGTGCGCAGCCAGCACATCATCACGGGATGCCGCCTTAACATTCATGAACTCATCCTTTGCGGTGATCTGCTGGAACGGCAAAATTTGCACCCCCTCTTTGCCCCCGTTGGGCGCATGGATGAGCACGTTTTTAAACGCGCCACCACCACGCGCACCCTGTAACGTTTCTTTCAGGGAGTCCATGCTTTCGCGGTTTACCTGCGCTGCACCGATGTAGATGATGCACCCGGCGTGGGATCCATTGTCGTAATACAGTTTTCTGAACATGTCCGCCGAATGAGACAGGCTGGCCGAGAGTAATGCGCCAAGATATTCCGGCATGCCGTAAATTTCCTGGTTAATGTCCGGATTCATCAGGTGGCACACTTTGCCAGGGCGAAACTGAAACGCATCCTTGCCATCCTGCACATACCACCATGATTCAAGATCGCTTCCGCGTCGCATGTATTTCGCCAGGGCGTGCCGTAATTTAAGCGGTTCGCCGAACATATTGCTTCGAAGCTCAAGGAATGCGTTACCGAACACAAACCAGTCCAGCGCCAGCGCCGAGAAATCCTGCCGGGAAAGCAGCGGGTGCGGGATGTAGCACCCGAGCAATACGTTGCGCTTAAAGTAAAGCGCAGACTGATGCCAGGACGTTTGCCGGGCGGCTCTTGCCAGACCGTACCAGTCCACCGGGGTTTCATACCACCGCCCGTTATCAGCACAGTACATATTGTCCAGCAAATCATGCCCGGTCAGGCGATAAGGACCATCAAAAGTGAATGCACTGAGCGACGATTCTTTCCTGAGCGCATCAGCGAGATCAATGCGTGAACTCATGCGCACTTTTTTATTTTTTCTGCTCATCAGAACTCCATAACTGTGAAACGCTCGTTTTCTCCTTCGCCGCCAATTGGTTCGTTAATGACAGCAAGCATGGTTGCCCACGCAAGGTCGCCGTGGCTGCTCCCCCTCGCGCGGTCCGTTTCGTAAGTGATAAAGCCGCCCGGTGTTTTCACCTTACGCACGGCGTTAAAGGCCGCGACCAGCTCGCGTTCGGCGCGATCGTATTCCCACCGCCCGGCACGCATTATTTGCAGCATTTTCAGTACAAGCGACCGTTTTGATGACAGCGTGAAGGTGTACGGAATAGCGGCAGGGAAAAACCGTTTCACTATCTGATAAACAGCCTCCCCGTTCCCGCCCGTCACATCAATGCCGATGTGTTCCACGTTGTAGCGATACGTGAAATCTTCAATGACTCTGGCCTGTTCTTCAAACTCCAGCCCCTGAACGCGTCGCGTCTCCACCGTTCGAAAACGGCCACCAGGAACAGCCGGAGGAACCACCACGGACACAGCGCCGCTGTCGCCGTTGCCACTGCTGCCGTTTGCGTCATACCCAATCCATACCGGACGATTCCCCATCGGGCGGGGAGCAAAAGGTTTCCAGTCTTTCCAGTCGTCGTATCCGTCAACACCGCAGCCAATCAGGATATTCAGGTTAAATGCCGATTCCCCTTCGCGGACAAACTCACACATATAGAGATTGAGGAACTCGTCTTCGGTGTTTTCATCACGAATTTCGTCGATATCGGTGTGTTTCCAGCCGTGATTAACCACATCTTCCAGCGTGACAATTTGCCGCCACGTCCGGTCAGGGCAGATAAGCCCGTTATGCAGCGTTTTCCAGTCCACAGAAAAACGCTGGCGTTTATGCGTGGCCTTTTTCTCGTTCCAGCGGTCGCCGTTCCAGTAGGCGTATGCTTCGTGCGTTTCGGTGGATGGCGTGGAGAAGTAGGTGCGCCGCAATCCGCTGAGGGTTGCCATAGCGCCAGCCACCTTGCGCAGTTCAGCAAAGCGACTGACCCAGAAAAATTCATCAAAATAAAAATTGCCCGTATAGGACTGCGCCGACGCAGCAGAAGTGCCGAGAAAATGCAGCTCTGCGCCGTTGGAGAGGATGATTTTATCGCCCCCTTTCAGCTCCACATCAACTTCAGCCGCAGCCTTCTGAATAATGCTTTTAAACTGGAACGCCTGACGACGCGACGCAGACAAAAAATCTGGTTACGCTGGTAAGGTTGCGCCACATCGTCACGCAGCGCCATCAGCAGTGCTTCCTGTGCAAAATACCAGGTCGCGCCAATCTGTCGGGATTTCAGGATCATCCTGTTACGTATCCCGGCTTCCCTGCAAAGGGTCAGGGAGTCAAACCAGCCCCGCTGATGCCACTCCAGCCTGCTGATGATTTTTTCCCGCAGTGCGGCAATCTGTTCCGGCGTGAAATGATTTTTGAGTTTTTTCGCCCGGCCTTTCTTTCCTGTGGCCGTCGCATCCGGCTGGCCATCATGCATTTTTTTAAGCTGCCGGGTCAGCAGGTCTATTTCCTTAAAGTCACCGCCTGTTTTATTCTGTTTTTCAGTAAGCTGGATGAGGCGCGCATCGATGGACTGCGTGACACGCTGCACGGGTGGCGTTTCATCCCACTGGTCGCGTTTTTTCCACGCATAAATCGTGTTCGGGTTTATTCCCATCAGACGTGATATTTCTGCGGGCGGATAACCCTGCCAGTAAAGTTGCCGCGCACGCTGGCGCACAAAAGCGTCCTGAATCATTGCTCCCCCTGAGTAATTACAGGAAGATTACCCGCGCGCGAAACCGTTCTCCTTAACCCCCTGTTCTGGCCGTTTTCTTACAACAAAAGCCCTTTGTATCAGCCTGTTACGCTTTGCCATCATGACTGAAGAACCAGTCAGAGGGGCAAAAACTATGGCTAATGAAAAAAAGACATCCCGCAAAAAGTTTCGCGTGGCTGTCTCCGGATCAACTGTTGATGGCCGCGAAATCAGCCAGGTACATCTGCGTGAAGCCGCCGAGAACTTCAACCCGGATGTTTACGCTGCCCGCGTGAACGTTGAGCACTATCTCTCGCCATGCCCGTCAAGCGAATTTTCCGCAATGGGCGATGTCACCGCGCTGAGTACGGAAGATATTACGGAAGGCCCGCTGGCCGGACGTACTGCGCTGTATGCAGAAATCGAACCGACCGAGCGCATGAAGCAGCTTGTCGCTGACGGCAAGAAAATCTATTCCAGTATCGAACTGCACCCGCAGTTCTCCGTTAACGGGCGCGCCTATCTGGTCGGGCTGGCGATGACCGACACCCCGGCAAGCCTGGGCACTGAGCGCCTGAAATTCACGGCACAGCAACGTCAGGCGGTGATGACGTTCAACAGTATCCAGGGTGAAGCACCGCTTATCTCCGAAGCCATCGAGTCTGAAATCATCGAAATGGCAGAACAACGCCAGGAAGAAGGCACCCAGTGGTTTAACCGCGTAATGGGGATTATTGGTCGTGGCCGCAAAGCGGATGACGCCAGTTTCTCCCGAATTCAGGAAGCGGTGGAAGGCGTTGCAACGTCACAGGCCGACATTATCGACCGTTTTAATGTGCTGGAAACCCGCCATCAGCAGGACCGCCAGAAAATCACGTCACTGACCACAGAGCTGACAGCATTGAAGGAAAAACTGCGCACGCAGGACGGCGATCCGCAGAACCGCTTCACCGCAACGGGCGCAGCCTCCGACCAGCTGGCTGACTTCTGATAAGACAAAGGAGCAAATTTTTTATGAATCTGGTGATGTCAGATATTACCCGCAACAAGCTGGGTTGCTATATGGCGCAGCAGGCGTCGCTTAACAATATCCCGGTATCTGCACTGGTATCGCGATTTACCGTGGAACCCGCGGTGCAGCAGCGTTTTGAAAACGCCTCAAAGGAAAGTACCGAATTTACGAAAAGAATTAACGTGATCGGCGTGACCGACCAGAAAGGCGAAAAAATCCTCCTGGACACCACCGGGCCAATTGCGCGCACGAATAGCAGTTATGACGGCATCAAACGCCGTAACCCGAATAACGTGCTCGATATGAAGTCTCGTCAGTACCAGTGCGAACAGGTGAACTACGATACCTTTATTTCGTACCCACAGCTTGATACCTGGGCGGCCCACAGCGATTTTCAGTCCCGTATCAGTACACAGATCGCCCGGCAGGTAGCGCTTGATCGCATCATGATTGGCTTTAACGGCACATCCCACGCCTACGAGTCTGATTTTCACACCAACAAGCTGCTTCAGGACGTTAACGTGGGCTGGCTGGAGCACATCAGAACCGATGCCAGCGAGCGCGTAATGAATGACGTGACGCTGACCTCCCGCAACATGGACAACACTGTGGCGCACGCGGGTAAGTATGCGAATGCCGATGCTCTGGTACAGGATGCGCGCTCATCCCTGCTGGATGAATGGCACAAGGAAGCTGACGACCTCGCGGTGATTATGGGGCGCAACCTGTTTAACTCGCTGCGTCTGCCCGTGCTGAACAGCATCAGCGGCCAGAATCCCAATGCGGAATTACTTGCCGGGCAGCTCATCCTGTCATCGCGCACCATTGGCGGGCTGGGCGTGTTCCTTGCGCCGTTCTTCCCGGATGCAACGATGCTTATCACCTCGTTCAACAACCTGTCGATTTACTGGCAGAAAGGTTCAATGCGTCGCCTGATGAAAGACGAGCCGGAATACAACCGCATCGCCACCTACCAGTCCATCAATGACGCTTATGTCGTTGAAGACTATGGCAAGTGCGCGATGATCACTGGCCTGAAGTTCGCCGACAGCTAATCAACTCACGGCGGGCATCATGCCCGCCTGTAACGGAGAGAAAAAATGATTACTCCTGCACAACAACACTGGCAGAACGTGATGGCACAGCGCGCAGGCCGGGCGAATGAAGGTGTGGACCACGCCGCGCGTACCGCGCATGAAGAGGTGCTGTATCGTCTGCGTCTGGCACAGGCCAGGCTAAAGGGCGTACAGGCCAGAAGCGCGAAAGCCGCCATCAAAAAAGAGTTGTTGCCGGACTTTTCCGGCTGGATTGAGGGAACGCTGGAGACTGACGGCGGGCAACAGGACGAAGTAATTGCCACGCTGATGGTGTGGGCGATTGACTGCGGCGATCTTCCGCTGGCGCTGCGTATTGGTGCATATGTGGTCCGTCACAACCTCATCATGCCGGATAACTTTGGCCGTACTGCTGCCACGGTACTGACCGAAGAAATCTGCAACCCGGTACTGACGCAGGCCGGGACGGATGCCGACGCGGATTTATCCGCCTTTATCGAACCACTGGACACACTTTGGGAAATTGTCGCCAACCAGGACATGCCGGACGAAGTGCGCGCCAAATTATGCAAGGCGTGTGCCTTTGCCCGTCGTGGCCTGACCGATGCAGACAACATGGCCTCATCACTGAAGCTGCTGCGCGAAGCGATGCACCTGAACCCGAACGCAGGTGTGAAACGCGAGATTGCAACCCTTTCCCGCGCCCTGAAAAAAGCCGATTCCGCAGCCGCACCAGAAGACGCCAGCGCACAGCAGACGCAGGACGAAAGCAGCAAAAGTAAAAAGACAACGCAGAAGCCTGCAACACGAAAAACCACCGCGTCGCAGAAGGCGAAGCGCGGTTAACGACTGACCCCGTCAGCGGGCGGCGTGCGCGGTGTTCCGGTTTGACTCCGTGACCGTTTACACCGCGCACCCACCGCCCGATTTTTTTTCAGGAGTGAACTCCATGAGTATGGTTGCCAGAACTGAACCAGGACCCGCAGAGGACGACATCACCGATACCGATGATGGCGACACTCGCATTTCAGCAGGTGCATTCTGGCCGGATATTGTGCTGCGCGAGCTGCGTCTGGCGGTACGACTGCCGGGCCGCGTGACCACCTCCCGCCTGCTGCATACCGCCACTGGGGCCGTGGCTCACGTTACCCGCGAACTGGAAGCGTGGCAGCAGGAACAGCAGGCGGCTGGCCATCAGACGCTGGCCGATGTTCCGGCACCCGTAATTAACGGAGAAAGCGTCAATCTCTGGCACTGGCGCAATGCTGTTTATACCGCCACACGTGCCCTGATTCTGGAGCGTTACCGCGATGCGGACACAACGGACAAGGGCGATCGCCGGGCGGACGCACTGGATATACAGACATCGGATTTGTGGCGCGATGTGAGCTGGGCCATCTCTGACATTCTGTGCCGCCCGCGAATCTTTGCGGAGTTGTGCTGATGAAAGTGAAGGCACTGGAAGACGACACCGTGGATTCGCTCTGTTTCCGGTACTACGGCACGACGCAGGGCGTCACCGAAAAGGTGCTGGATGCCAACCCCGGACTCTGTCAGCAGGTATTTCTGGACGCCGGGCAGGAAGTGGAGATGCCGGAGCCGGAGAAGAAGAAACGAGAAATGATTCAGTTGTGGGGGGAGTAGCAGTGAGCACCATTCAAACAGGGATCACAGAGCAGGTTATTGCGTGGCTCTTTGACCACCTGCCAACGGTGTATGCAGTAGGCGCGGCGGTCAGCATTTCAGCGCTGATGAGTCTTTATGACGGACGAACACTGGTTCAGACCGTAACGGGATCGCTGGCGTGCGGCGTTCTTGCCATGGCCGTGGCCGGGTCGTTGCGCTTCTTCGGGTTTCCTGAAGATGCCGTAACGTTTATCGGCGCATCAATCGGTTTTATGGGGGCAGAGAAAGTACGCGACAAGGTTATTGCGGCCTTTAATCGCAGGGTGAAGGAGAAGGACGAATGAGCAACACATTTAAATTCAGCAGCCGGAGCGAAAAGAATTTGCAGGGCGTAAATCCTGATCTGGTGAAAGTGACCCGACGGGCACTGGAAATTTCGGAAGTGGATTTTGGTATCACCGAAGGATTGCGCAGCCGTTACCGCCAGAAGCAACTTGTGGCCACGGGTAAGAGCCATACCATAAACAGCCGCCACCTTACGGGGCATGCCGTGGATGTTGTGGCTTATGTCGGCAGCCAGGTGTCATGGGAATGGCCGCTGTACGAAAAAATCGCAGCAGCATTCAGACAGGCCAGCCAGGAACTGAATATTCCGGTGGAATGGGGCGGCGACTGGAAGACCCTGAAAGACGGACCGCATTTTCAGTTACCACACGGAGCCTATCCGGCATGAAGCTCTGGCCCACGCTTGGCGTCGCTTTCCTTCTGATTGCCGCATGGGGAACATCCATGCGTCTGTCGTGGTCGCTGGGCCGGGAGAACGCCAGAAACGAAGCGCAGACCAGCACCCTGAAAAGTACCGTCGACACACTGAATATCATCAGCGCCGGGGTACAGGATATGCAGCAGGTGCTGGCTCAACTCCGCGCGGAAAATCAGCAACGCAATCAGGACGGAGAGGTAAGACGTGAACAGCTACGCAACGATATTGCAAAAGATGAATGCGCCCACGCTTTGCCTGACGCTCGTTTTACTGACAGGTTGCGCAGGCACGCAGAACGCGCCACGGCCAGCGCCGTCAATCCGGCTTATACCGCAGACGCTGACCATGCCGGTAACGCCTCCCCCCTTCCCTGACCCACCCACATGGGGAAACCTCGGAATATGGGGCGACCGCCTTCTGGATGCACTGGAAACCTGTAACGCGGATAAACGGGCCATTGCTGAACTGGATAAGAGAATAGCCGAACTGACACACCAGACGGGAGTAACACAATGACCAGTAAGAACTTTGCACTGATTACAGCCATGACACAGGCTGAACTGACCCGGAAAGTGAATGAATATCTTGCGAAGGGGTGGCATCTTCAGGGGGACACACGGGTAGCTTACGAGCCCGGCACCCCGTGGTATCTCATGCAGGCCATGGTGGCCGATGGTGCCACCGAGACGCCCTCTGAGCCATTACCAAACAACAAGACGCCGGAATGGTACTACGTGGTTGTGCTTGCCGGGCAGTCCAACGGCATGGCTTACGGTGAAGGGCTTCCGTTACCGGATTCTTACGATGCTCCGGATCCGCGCATTAAACAGCTTGCGCGCCGCAGTACGGTAACCCCGGGTGGAGAGGGTTGTACGTATAACGACATCATCCCGGCTGACCACTGTCTGCATGATGTGCAGGATATGAGTACGCTGAATCATCCGAAGGCGGACCTGAGCAAAGGTCAGTACGGCTGTGTGGGACAGGGACTTCATATTGCCAAAAAACTACTCCCGTATATCCCGAATAACGCGGGGATCCTGCTGGTACCATGCTGTCGTGGTGGTTCGGCATTCACTCAGGGCGCGGAGGGAACATTCAGTACGACCACGGGGGCCAGCCAGGATTCGGCGCGCTGGGGTGCGGGTAAGCCGTTATATCAGGACCTGATCGCACGCACCAAAGCGGCATTACAGAAGAACCCGAAAAATGTGTTGCTGGCGGTGTGCTGGATGCAGGGCGAATTTGACATGAGCGCTGCCACCTACGCACAGCAACCGGACCTGTTCACGGCCATGCTGAAGCAGTTCCGTACTGACCTTTCCGGATTTAACGCGCAGTGCCATGGCGGCAGTGCTGCAGTTATACCGTGGATTTGTGGCGACACGACGTATTACTGGAAAAACACATACGGCACACAGTATGACTCCGTCTACGGCGCGTACAAAAACAGGGAGAGCGACAACGTTTTCTTTGTGCCGTTCATGACCGACGGTAACGGCAACAACACGCCCACCAACTTACCGGCAGAAGACCCGGATATTGCTGATGCAGGTTATTACGGCGCGCAATCCCGTAGTAATGGTAATTGGGTATCGTCAAATCGTCCGACACATTTCAGTTCATGGGCGCGCAGGGGCATTATTTCGGATCGCCTGGCAACCGCTATTCTGAACGCAGTTGGTCGAACCAGCGCCTTCATCAGCGGTACCGCACCGGAAATCAAACCCTCGCCCGGCGGCGACACTCCATCGGGGCCGTCTGATGGTGACACATCCGTTCGTACAGTCTCCCTGCTGCCGACAGCCGGAGAGGCTGCTGCGCAGGGCTGGACCATCACCGGCGGCAGTGTTGCGCTGGAAGATGGTGTGTTTAAGGTTACCAAGCAGAGCAATAAAACTTGGTCCCTGATGCATCCGGTGGATGACGCAGTCTCCCTGCTGACACGGGGTGGCAGACTGAGCTGTAAGTTTCGACTGTCAGGCGCACTGACCAACAACCAGTTCGGTCTGGGAATTTATCTGTATACCGATGTAGCGTTACCTGACGTCGTGGCGATGACCGGGACTGGTAACCCGTTCCTGATGTCGTTCTTCACCCAGACCACAGACGGCAAACTGAATCTGATGCATCACAAGAAAGCCGGAAACACAAAGTTGGGTGAGTTCGGGAATTACAGTAACGACTGGCAGACGCTGGAGCTGGTGTTCACCGCCGGCAGTGCCACGGTTACTCCGAAACTGAATGGAGTGGCTGGCCCGGCATTCCAGGTCATAAAAGACAGTCTGACACTGGGGCTGAATGCGCTGACGTTAACTGATATCACTAAAAATGCCGCGTACGGCGTCGATATCGGCAGCCTGGTGCTGGAAATCAATAATCCCGCAGTATAAGGAAGAGCAGGAGAGCAAAACAGATGCTTAAGACAAACAGTCTGCGAGAGTCCATGCTTCATGGATGTCGGTGGTGCCAGGCTAATCCCGAGAAATTCACCATTTTCGTGGAGAGCGGCAACATTGAAACGACCGGAGAAGCGCCCTCGTTTGTTTACCGCTATCAGATGGTGATGTTTGTCATGGATTACGCCGGAGAGCTGGACGACCTCACGCTGCCGCTGCTGGCGTGGTTATCCGAAAATCAGCCACAGTTGTTGCTCAATCCGGAGCGTAATCAGGACATCAAATTTTCTGCCGTTATCAATGACGATGACAGCGCCGATCTCCTGTTTACGCTCCCCCTGCGGGAACGCGTTCGCATCACGCGCAACAGTCAGGGCACACCGCAGGCAGAACACCTGCCGGAGCCAAAACCCCGTCTGCCTTCTTCCGAAGGCGACTGGTCGCATGTATTCCAGGATGTGACGTGGGGTGAAAGCGATGGATAAGGCATTCACCCGCGTGGATGAAACCTTTGAGGCTATCCGCGACAGCCTGAATCAGCAGGCCATCAATAACATCGCCAGAAAGCTGGCACAGGATTTACGTCGCGCCCAGCAGGCACGTATCCGGTCACAAAAAGCGCCGGACGGGACCGAATGGACACCACGCAGACGCCGCGTAACCCGGATACAGGAGCGCATTCGCTTTATCTGGAATAACGAAGCACGCACGCTGAAAAACTGGCATCACGACACGGGGAAATACGGGCGAACCATTACCGGGTGGGATGAGGATAAAAACAATATCCGCACGTTTTACCGGGATGACATCGACCGTTTTCTGGAAATACGCACCCGGCGCATCAACCAGGACAGCACAAAGCGCGTCCCCATGTTCGTAAAACTGCGCACCGCCCGCTACCTGAAAGCCCGTGCAGATGCCTCCGGTGTGACGGTGGGTTACAGCGGCGTGGCCGCACGTATTGCACGCGTTCATCAGTTCGGTGAGCGCGATCAGGTTGCGCCGGGCATTTTCACCGATTACCCGGTACGTGAGCTGTTGGGTATCAGCCAGGCAGATGAGCGCCTGATTTATAACACGGTGCTGGGCCGGATTGCGGAGGCTGTACGGTGAGCGCAGAACTCATGCGACTGCTGAGCAACATCATCCGCACCGGGATCATCTCTGAAGTTGATGAGAAGTCCTGGCGCGTGCGCGTTCGCAGCGGCGAACTGGAAACAGGCTGGTTGCGCTGGAACACCACGCGCGCGGGAGCCTTCAATGTGTGGCTGCCGCCATCACCAGGCGAACAGGTGGTAATTGCCTGCATTGGCGGCAACCCGGAAACCGCCATGATAATTGGCAGCCTGTGGAGTGATGCCAGTCCGGCCCCCGGCAAAAGCCTGAAAGAAATCGTGGTCAGCGCGCCGGATGGCGCGGTGTTCCGCTACGACGCAGACGCTGGCGCACTGAGCGCCAGCGGCATGAAAACAGCCACCCTGCAGGCATCCGTCAGCGTGACACTGGATACGCCCGTCGTGGAATGCACAAACCTTCTGAGAACAGCGACGCTTGACGTCACAAAAGGGGGAAAGATGAGCGGCAATATCACGCACAGCGGCGGCAACTTCACCTCAAACGGCATCACAGTGCATACGCATAAACACGGTGGCGTTAAAGGTGGCAGCGATTCGACAGGAGGCCCGCAGTGACAGCCCGCTACACAGGAATGAACCCGGACGGGACGGGAAACCTGAATGATATGGAGCACCTGAAACAGTCAGCCAGGGACATCCTGACCACCCCGCTGGCCAGCCGGGTTATGCGACGGGAATATGGCAGCCTTGTACCTGATTTGATTGACGAACCCATGAATAACACCACGCGTCTGCAATGCATGAGTGCTGCCGTGATTGCGCTGACACGATGGGAACCCCGCATTGCCCTGGACGCCATCGACGTTGTCTGGAAAGCGGGAGGCCGCGCCGGGGTGACGCTGTCGGGCACAGTCATGCAGACCATGCAGAATGTTGAGTTAACCATCACGCTGAGGGAGTAAATCATGCCTGCTGTTGACCTTTCCCAGTTACCGGAACCCGCCATCATCGCGGAGCCTGACTTTGAAGCAATTCTGGCTGACACAAAGGCCATGATGATTGCGTCCTATCCTGCCGAACAGCGTGAAGCCGTCTCCGCCGCGCTGGAGCTGGAATCGGAGCCCCTGAACGTTATCGCTCAAACCATGTCTTTTCGTGAAATGCTGTTACGCCAGCGGGTTAACGAGGGCGCACGCGCCTGCATGTTAAGCCACGGTTCAGGGACAAACCTGGACAACCTCGCGGGCAATATGAACACAAAGCGCCTGGTTATCACTCCGGCAACGGATACCACCGACGCGGTGATGGAGAGCGACACCTCGCTGAGACTGCGGGCGCAGCGGGCGTATGACGGCCTGAGTGTTGCTGGCCCGTCAGGTGCATACGAGTATTTTGCACGCAGCGCCAGCGGTCTGGTGCGTAATGCGCGGGCCATCAGCCCGTCTCCGGCCTGTGTGACGGTTTCCATTCTGTCCACTGAAGGCGACGGCACAGCAACGGAGGCGTTGCTTAATACCGTTCGCGCCGTTCTGAATGCAGAGGATACCCGCCCGGTGGCCGACCGCCTGACGGTACAGAGCGCCAGAATCGTGACATGGCGGCTGAATGCAAAACTGTACTTTTACCCCGGCCCGGAATCCGAACCTATTCTGGCCGCGGCGGAATCGTCATTCAGGAAGTGGCTGGCTGAACAGGGGCTTATCGGTCAGGACGTGGCGTTGTCCGCCATTGCTGCCGCACTGCATGTGCACGGTGTGCAACGCGTGGAGATAATCGAACCCACACAGAATATGGCCATCAGCGACATACAGGCGGCGCGCTGTGAGTCATTCACCATCAGCGAAGGTGGGCGCAATGAGTAATTCACTGTTACCACCATCAGCCAGCAATTTCATGCGTTGTGCCGAAGCCGTCGGAACACGCATTACAGACATTCCGGTAGACCTCAACACGCTGTGGTCGCCGGACACCTGCCCGGTGCATCTGCTGCCTTATCTCGCCTGGGCGTTTTCCGTTGACCGCTGGGATCGCAACTGGCCGGAAGAGACAAAGCGACAGGTGATTCGTGATGCATGGCTGACACACCGACACAAAGGGACCATCAGCGCACTGCGAAGAGCCGTGGAGCCTCTCGGCTACCTGATTGAAGTAAAGGAGTGGTGGCAACTCAACGAGGAGCCAGGAACATTTCGCATTGTTGTCGGAGTACTTGATCAGGGCATCACCGATGAAATGTATCAGGAACTTGAGCGCCTTATTGCGGATGCAAAACCAGTAAGTCGCCATCTGACGGGGCTGGCGATCAGCCTGAGTGTGAACGGAAAGATTTTCGTTGGTACGGGATGCTATCACGGCGATGCCCTGACGGTTTATCCCTACATCCCGGAGTCCATTATTGTCGAAGGGGATTATTTCCCTGCCCCGGCCATTCATTTAATTGATAATCTGAGAGTAAACGCATGACAGTGAAATACTACGCCATTCTGACTAATCAGGGCGCGGCACGACTGGCTAACGCGACGATGCTCGGCAGTAAGCTGAATCTGACGCAAATGGCCGTTGGTGATGCAAATGGTGTGTTACCAACACCAGACCCTGCACAAACAAAACTGATTAACCAGAAACGCATTGCACCGCTGAATCTTCTGAATGTTGACCCTAACAATCAGAGCCAGATTATTGCGGAGCAAATCATCCCTGAAGACGAGGGAGGATTCTGGATCCGTGAGATTGGTCTTTATGATGATAAAGGTGTACTCATTGCGGTGGCAAACTGCCCGGAAACGTACAAACCGCAGTTGCAGGAAGGCAGTGGACGCACCCAGACTATCCGCATGATTCTGGTTGTCACGAACACCAAAGCCATCACGCTGAAAATCGACCCGTCTGTGGTTCTGGCAACCCGCAAATATGTGGATGATAAAATCTCAAAGCACGAGCAGTCACGACGTCACCCGGACGCCTCGCTGACCGCAAAAGGCTTTGTTCAACTCAGTAGCGCCACCAACAGCGATTCAGAAACGCTGGCGGCAACACCAAAGGCGGTAAAGGCAGCCTATGACCTTGCTAACGGGAAATATACCGCACAGGACGCCACGACGGCACAAAAAGGAATTGTCCAGCTCAGTAGTGCAACCAACAGCACATCTGAAACGCTTGCTGCAACACCGAAAGCAGTGAAAGCAGCTAATGACAATGCGAATGGTCGGGTACCTTCTGCCCGTAAGGTGAATGGTAAGGCGCTTTCGGCGGATATAACACTGACGCCGAAAGATATTGGTACGCTTAACTCAACAACAATGTCATTCAGCGGTGGTGCTGGTTGGTTCAAATTA